AGAAATACAATCAAAAGAATTATTAAACGCACCACAACCTAAAGCACCTATTGTTGTAGCTGTTTATCCAAACAGTTTTACAGACCAAACAGGACAAAGAAAAAGTAATAGTGAATTTGCTTTGTTTTCTACAGCGCTTACACAAGCTCCAAGCCATTTGTTAATTAGAAGTTTAAAACATACAGCAAATGGAAAATTTTTTAGAGTGGCTGAAAGAGTTGGACTTGATAACCTTACAAAAGAAAGACAACTTATACGTTCTGCAAGAGAGCAAAATGAAAAAACAGACGGTCCAAAACCTATTATGCCATTATTATTTGCAGGTGTTTTGATGGAGGGTGCTGTATTAGGGTATGACTCAAATATTAAAAGTGGTGGTATAGGAGCTAGATATTTAGGCATTGGTACAAGTAAACAATACCGAGTAGACAATATAACTGTAGCACTACGTATGGTCTCTATTGCTACAGGAGAGGTTTTAATTGATGTTTTGGTCAGTAAACAAGTCTTTAGTTATGGTCAATCACAAGACGTTTTTAGGTTTATAGAAGCAGGTACAGAGCTAGTAGAAATAGAGATGGGAGACGCTGAAAACGAACCAGCAACACTAGCTTTACAAAGAGCTATAGAACAAGCAGTTTTGGAAATAGTAAAAATAGGTTATGATAAAGGTTTCTGGGAGAAAAAAAATGAATCAATTAAAATTGATAAGCCTGATTGTGATGCTGACTGCATTGACAACATACGGGGCTGATAACGAGATAAGTGTTGAACAAAGTGGTGCCACTGCTAATATTGACCTGGAGCAACTAGGTTCAGGTAATATTATTGGCGGTCTGTTAAGTTCAGCAGGCAGCATGAATCCATTAGATTTAGATGGAACAACTATGACATTAGATATTAACCAAATTGGTGATTCTAATAAGTTTTTAGGAGACATACTTGGTGATACTGTTACAGGATTTTTTGAATTTGACGGTGACAGTAATACTTTTACTATACAAGGTGACCCTACAAATACTTATGGTATTGACAATACAAACTATAATGTTGACGTTACTGGTAGCACAAACACATTTACATTAGACCATGGCACAAGTGCGCTAGCAGCTACACTTGATTTGGATTGGATAATACAAGGTGATGGTAATACTTTTGACTTTGATATTAATTATGATGGTGCAACATCGTATGTTGACGTTGATGGTGATAGCAACACTTTGAATTTTACTGGTTCTGGTTATGCAGGTGGATACTTTTATCTAGACCAAACTGGTAATAGCAGAACCTTTAACATTACACAATCAAGCACATTAGATAATGACTGGCTTAAAATTATTTCTATCGGTAATAGTGGTACTGTTTGCGTCATTCAAAACGACCAAGGTACAAGCACAAGCTGTTGATATAGGTGACATATCTGAGCTAAATGGTACAGCACAAATTGTCCGAGACAAGCCATACGATGCTAATTTAAAGTTTGCTATACAGAGCAACGATGAGGCCATAACTCAAGATGGGCGCATGGCTATTACATTTCTTGATGATTCTAAAGTTAGATTGACAGAACATTCTCAATTACTTATTGATGAATACATCTATGACCCAGACCCTAGTAAAGCAAAAATGGCACTTACTTTTGGTCTTGGCACGGCAAGATTTATAACTGGTAATTTAAATCGTATAGACAAACAAAACATACAACTAAAAACACCTACAGCTAACATAGCAATACGTGGAACTGATTTTACGGCTACAGTTGATGAGTTGGGACGTAGCCTTATAATTCTTCTTCCAGACGCTTTAGGGCTTTCTAGTGGAGAAATAGAGGTAGTTACGGCTACAGGTAGTGTTTTATTAAATAAACCATACCAGGCCACTACTGTTGATGTTTTTGAAAATGCACCTTCAAAACCAGTAATATTAGATTTAACGTTAGATATTATTGATAATATGCTTATTGTTACACCACCGAAAGAAGACCAATTAGCACAAGAAGAAACCACATCTACTAAAACAGTAAACTTATTAGATTTTAACGATTTAGATATTGATTATTTAGCAGAAGATTTTTTAGAAGATAGTAGTTTAGAATTTACTGAGTTAGATATAAATTATCTTGATATTAATTTTTTAGAGGATTTATTAGATGTATTAGATGCTTTAGCAGTTGAAAAGGAAGAAGACCAACTTGCTTTAGCAACTGGAGTAAATATTACAGGAACAATAATAGGCCAAGATGCAAACACACAAATTACAACAATAGTAACTGGACAAACAATAAGTTTGCGTAGAAATGTAAGTGAATCAGTGCAATTAGATTTAGATTCAGGGGGTGGTTACACTGTAATATTAATACAAGACGGAGTTTCAAATATTGTAAAAATCAACGGTGGTGGAGATTCTGTAATAACTATAAGGCAGAGTGATTAAATGAAGAGGTTAATATTACCGATACTTATAATACTTAGCTTACCTTTGGTATTTCAATCTACACCTACTGAAATAATAAAACTTAAAACTTTTGATGCTTTTATTAAAACACCAGAAGCATCAGGTAACTTTGTCATACTTAATATAACTGAAGATGATATAGAACGTGAGGGTGGCTATCCTTTACCAAGAGAAAGATTAGCGGAAATTCAGATAGATTTGTTAAATAGAGGTGCTGTAGGAGTTGGATGGGTCATAAGTTTTCCACAACCAGATAGAATGGGTGGTGATGCAATATTCGCTTCTGCATTAGAATATGCACCATCGGTAATTGCTATGTTTGAAGATGGTAAAGGACAATACCCAAAGCCGACTGGCACAGTTGTAAAAGGGGAGGATAATGGTGGTATAATTTCTACGGGAGTGAAGGAGAACCTACCTCTCTTATCCAATAATGCACTACAAGGTTTGGCCGTTGCTCCCACAGATGTAGACCAACTTGTTCGTAGAATACCACTTTTAGTAAAGACGCCTAATAACGAATGGATACCTAGTTTTGGCACACAAATTTATAAATCTTTATTAAATGTAAAAACTTACATTATAAAAACTAATGATAATGGTATTGAAGAAATATCAATACAAGGAATACCACCTGTTAAAACAGATAGTTTAGGCCGTAAGTGGATAAGTTGGGTAGACACAGAACAAACAACTTTAAAGCAAATGTACGTGGCAGGTAAATTTGTATTTGTTGGTGTTACTGCAAACGGAGTTATGCCACAAATTGCGACACCAGTAGGTTTGTTAGAGCCACACAAAATTCAAGCTGCTTTAGCTGAGTCTATACTTATACAAAATAGCCCGTATATTCCTGATTGGGCAACAAGTCTTAGTTTACTAATATTTCTTTTGGGGGTTTGCTTGGTTTGGTATTTTTTATTTAGTTTTGGTATTACTTTAGGTGTATTACTAGGTCTAATTACTATGTTTGTTACTGGTGCTTTAGGGTATTATTTAATACAAAAAGGACTTTTAATAGATGTTACATGGACACTAATATCTGAATTTGTTACAGGTAGTATGGCTTTTTATTTAAGATTTAGAGAACAATATAAACTACGACAGCAAATAAAAAAACAATTTGAACATTACCTTGACCCGAGGCAAATTAAAAAGTTGCAAGATAATCCAGATTCTTTAGTTTTAGGTGGTGAGCGAAGATACTGCACCTTTCTTTTTACTGATGTTAGAGGATTCACCGCTATGTCTGAACAATTACAACCAGAAGAAGTAACCAAAATAATGAATAAAGCTCTAACAATACAAGCTGATGCTGTAAAAAAATATGGGGGTATGGTAGATAAATATATTGGTGATGCAATGATGGCTATATTTAATGCACCTATTGACTTACCAAACCATGAAACTTTAGCTGTTTTATGTGCAGAGGAAATACAACAAAATATTAAAGATGCTAACTTAAATGTTGAAATAGGCGTTGGAATTAATACAGGTTTTGCATTGTTGGGTAACTGCGGGTCTGAAGATAGGTTTGATTATACTGCTATAGGTGATGCGGTAAATCTAGCTGCCAGACTAGAAAGCTCTACAAAGGAAGTTGGAGAAGATATTGTTATAGGTTATGATACTATCAGTGCAAGTGACTTTAGCAATGAAATTATGTTAAAGAAACTTGATAATATTTTTGTAAAAGGTAAGAAAAAACCTATTAAAATATATACATTACAAAATGGTTAACAAAAAAATGACAGTAGATGATGTAGCAGAAAGACTTACAAAACTTGAAACCATATCACATGAACGTTGGAAAACTGCATTTAATGAATTTTCTGATATAAAACAAGAAATAACATATATAAATTCAACTATAAAAGCAGCAACTTTTGGCGTATTTGGTTTTATAGGTGCAATAGGTATTGCAGTATTAACGAGGTTTTTAATATGAAAGCTATGCTTAAAAACATAGTAGGTGCAGTCGCTCCTACACTAGGGTCAGCCATGGGTGGTCCGTTAGGCGGAATGGCTATGGGTAAAATAGCTGAAGTTTTAGGCGTATCTAATGACCAAAAATCTATACAACAAGCTATGCAAAATGCTACACCAGAACAAATGCTTGAATTAAAAAAAGCAGAGCAAGAGTTCGAAGTGCAAATGAAAGAACTTGATGTAGATGTATTTAAGTTAGAAGTAGCAGATAAACAAAATGCTAGAGGTATGTTTAGTAAAGATTGGACTGCTAGAATAATAGGTTTATTTACTATAGGTGGTTTCTTAGGCTACATATTTTTAGTAACCCTTCAACCACCAGAACAAAACAGCGAAGCATTAATAAACTTAGTGCTTGGTTATCTTGGAGGATTAGCGAGTGCAATTATTTCGTTTTATTTCGGAGCATCTCATTCCCCAGAAAAAGGAGAGTAAAATGCAAATATCACAAGAAGGATTATCCTTAATAAAAAAGTTTGAAGGTTGTGAACTTAAAGCTTATCGTTGTGCAGCTAATGTTTTAACAATAGGGTATGGCTCAACTAAAAATGTTAAAGAAGGAGATACTATTACACAAGAAGAAGCTGATAAATTACTTTTGCATGAAATGAAAGAATATGAAGGTTATATAAATGACATGGTTAAATCTGATTTAAAACAAAATGAATTTGATGCTTTAGTATCATGGGTATTTAATTTAGGTCCATCAAATCTTTCTAGTAGCACATTATTAAATAGGCTTAACAACAAAATGTGGGATGATGTGCCAAACCAAATAAAAAGATGGAACAAAGCTGGCGGTGAAGTAAAACAAGGTTTAGTAAGAAGAAGAGAAGCAGAAGCTTTGCTATTTGAAGGCAAAGAATGGCATGAGGTTTAACCATGCCTTTACAAAAAATAATATTTAAACCAGGCATAAATAGAGAGGGTACAGCCTACGATAATGAAGGTGGTTGGTTTGATTGTAATTTAGTGCGTTTTAGAAAAGGCAGACCAGAAAAGTTTGGTGGTTGGGAAAAATTAACTTCTAGCACTTATGAAGGCACAGCAAGAGCATTACATAGCTTTATATCTTTAGGTGGTACAAAGTATTTAGGCATAGGCACACATTTAAAATATTATATTGAGAGTGGTGGTAATTTTAATGATATTACTCCCATAAGATTAACAACATCTGCAGGTGATGTTACTTTTTCAGCTAGTAATGGTGATGCAACTATAACCGTTTCAGACACTTCACATGGAGCAGTACAAAATGATTTTGTTACATTTAGTGGTGCATCTAGTTTAGGTGGCAATATTACAGCTGCAGTTTTGAATCAAGAGTATCAAATAGCCACTATAATAAACGCTAATAGTTATACAATAGAAGCAAAAGATACTTCAGGTTCAACTGTAACAGCAAACTCTTCTGATAGTGGTAATGGTGGTTCTTCAGTAGTTGGTGTTTATCAAGTTAACGTAGGATTAGATGTATATGTTCCTGGCACAGGCTGGGGCATCAATGGTTGGGGTGAAGGCACATTTGGAAGCACAACTGCTTTAGATTCAAAAAATCAGTTACGTCTTTGGACACATGATAATTATGGAGAAGATTTAATTATAAATGCTAGAGCAAGTGGTATATTTAAATGGACTGAAAATAATGGTGTCAGC